AACAATATAAGGTTAGATCTGCTTGAACAAAATAAGGTGGCATAACCTGGTGCTTTTGCGGATGAACCTTACAGCCTGCAGCTATATTCATTTCACGTTTAAAGTTCTTCCACAAATCGTTTATAGATGACTTAGTATATCTTTCACCTCTTGTATTCACACAAATAAGCAATGAATCATTTGTAATATCATCATGCTCTGCAATTAACCTATCTAACAATATGCCCGGAATAGGTATGCTCCGCATTCCAGCTTTAGTCTTTGTAAATCCTCGAACTATTCCGTCTGATTTCAAAGCTTTATTAACGGTTACACGTTTAGATACAAAGTCAATGTCAGACCACTGCAGAGGTACGATCTCTTGAGGCCTAAGACCACAATACAACATAAGCAATATAAATAGTCCGCCTCGGTGATAATTTGCAACCTTGAGTGAAATTTCTCGTTCCTCGCTAGTTAAAGCTCGCCTCTTTTTAGGAGTTCTTCCTTGAGGCTTTTTTATACCGGTCATAGGATTTTGCACAACGAGTTCATTTTCAAGTGCAGTATTAAATATTTGATTCAAAATATCATAGATTTTAGCATTGAATGAGTATGAATAATCCTGAAGAGGATTCAGCACTTTTCTGATATGAAGAGGCTTAACAGAGCTTAATCTCATATGACCAATAGCTGGAATAATGAATCGATCACACATGGCCTGGATATCTTTATACCATCGATAATTAACTTCTGGCTCTTTGTAATTATCTAGCCACTCATTAATCCATATAAAGACTTGAGTATTACGACTAATCTCTACCTTGCCAGCTTCAAGTTGCGATTTAAGAATAGCTCTTTTTTCAATTGCTTCTAATTCAGTCTTGCCATACACATATCTGCGTTTACCTTCAAAAGTGAATGTCTTTTTATAATAATCAGCCATGACATATCCATTTCCGAGCACAAAAAGTGCCCTGCTTGTAATAACAAGGCATCGCTGATATACTCTTGTTGGAACTTTGTGTATCTCAAACGATGCCAATTTCTATAACCGTGCCTGTTGCAGCAGGTGCGGTTGTTTTATTATGAACTTATTTATAGACGAAGACCAATATTTTCTATTGGCAAGAATTGAGCTAAATAGTCCTCGTCATCAGGATATTTTTCTAAATGTATCTCGGCAAACAACTCTATTCCTTGTGAAAGAGTTCTAGAAATATTAGAATTGTCAAAAATCTTTAATGCAGTAAACAAAGGAATCAATCCTCGTTCACCTTTACCGTTACGATAGTCAGCTTCTGATATATTCAATTCTGAATGAAGTAATTTGTTGTATCGAAAGGAAGCTTTTCCGCAATGATTGTATGTACGACCGCCATGTGCAACACAATTTCTAAAATCGAGACAAGCAAATATTGTATCCATAAATAAATCCTTTACACCTTGATTATCTGCAAAATGATAAGGGATGGCATAGATTAATGAAATAATATTTGTCTTCTGAGGAGATTTTTGCAATTTAATAAAATTAACAATATTACCTAAGCTTGCGCCTTTAAAAAGAATCCAAGGAGGCACATTATTGTATTTATCTTTATAAAATTGTATTGGTGCAATCATTTCATCATCTAGTACTTTCTGAAATTTAGCCATAACTCCATCAAGTTGAGAAGAGCCATCATTTCTCACCTTGCCAGGTTTATAATTAGTTTTATCTAGATAAGCAGATAATTCAGCCGTAAAAGCTTCTCCAATAGAATGAGCGGTTGCTGTTTTTAAATTATCTTCGACTTCAAGCATGGCTTCCATAACGATACTTCGTAGATATCTATCCATCATATATAAAGAAAAAATTTGCTCAAAAGTAGTACCTTCATTGTAGAATTCCTTTACTTCGTCATTTTCTTCAATATAATGCACATAAGGGTCTTTGTATCCATTAATGATATTGTAATATCCATATCTACGAAGGGCATCAATTGCCCCTTCCTCATTAATAAATATTAATTTTCGCTCTTTTAAAATATTTATTTGTTCTTCAAATGTTGTAAAGTTCTTGTCTATAATCATATCCAACCTCAAATTCCTCAAAAAAGCACTAACGGGCCAAAGAATAAATCCTTGACCCGTTAGGTAGGGCATCACACTGCCCAGTCCTTAAATTGTGTATTAATAATACCATCAAAGAAATATTCTGTCAAAGCTTATTTAAAATTTCAATACCTGTTAATTATAGAGCAACATATATATTAATGCGACAACGGCATACTTCAATCTACCTTAGTATAGTGATATTTTTTACTTCTTTATTTTTTCAAGCTTCATCTTTTTTTCTACACCTAGTGCAGATGCTTTATAGGTAATATATTTGCCGTCGTAGGAGAACTCTTTTGTATCGTCTTGGGATGCCATTAAGGCGCTTTCGTGTTTTTCTTTATTAGCTGTTGAAGTCCATTTATAAACCTTTGTATATTTTGTTGGCTTTTCATATGTTCCAGACCAATATAGAGCTTTTGTGTCATCGCTCATCCAATAGATCTCAATAGTATCATCTGTAACGGTCGCCTGTTGCCATCCATCTTCGTCTCCGTTGACTTGCTTCCATTCGCCTGTTAGGTTATATGGCTTCTTCGGCTTGGATGCTTTCTGTTTGCTATTGCAAGCTGTCATTCCAAATACAACGGTTAGCATTACTAATAGAGTGATTAATTTCTTCATAATGTTCTCATCCTTTCTTAATCACAGAGCAGGTCCCAACACTCTACAAACGACAATCAATTATCTAGCATGATAAGTACCAATACACTCACCAACAATTAATGATTATTACATCAAGATAATTGAAAAAAATAGTTAGTGTTGATATACTTACTCCGAACATTGTATCTCGCAATAATGCTGAGATATAGCCGTTCCTGTTGGCGCAGGGCGGCTATTTTTTATTTGATTATAATGATTAGTTATCCTCTTCGGTAATGTTTTTAGATTTAATGATTGCAACAACAGCAAGTATTGCACAGATTAAGCACCAACCAGCCCAGATTTTTAGATCCTCATAACTGCCTGCCATTGTAAAACCAACAATTGCAGCTAAACCATACATGATAATTAATGCAATGTGAGCACCCTTTTTAACGCTTTTTCTAACTACAATTGCTGTGATGCCGGCAGCAATTAAGAGAATTGCTACTAAAAATCCAGCACTTCCACTTGTTTCTCCGTTCTCAGAAAGAGAGTTGCCTAAACCAACAGCCATTGATTGGAATAATACAAATGCAGCTAAAACAATTGATAAGATTCCAGATATCAGCTTCCAAGTTTTCATAATAGTTCCTCCTATTAAATAATAATAAATATATCTGCAATCACTCCTAAGATGTACAGAGTGGTATTGCCATAGCATGAGTCATTAACTCTATAATTTATCGAGCATGATAGGTGCCTATACATTCACCAACAATTAGTACGTCATCTACATCAACAAACGCAGCAGTATAATCCGCATTGCATGGTTGGAGCATCATCTTATTATCCACCTTGTATAGTTTCTTTAAAGAAGCTGATTCTTCAGCACCATAGCATACTGCATATATCTCTCCGTCTATAAAGTCAAAATCTTTCTTGAGGAAAGCAATATCACCATCATATATATTGGCATCAATCATTGAGTCACCTTTAACTCGTAGGCAGTAATCCGCCTTAATAGATCTATCCACTAAGAAATAACCCTCGAAATTCTCCTCGCAGTGAATACCGTTACCTGCGCAAATAGTACCCAGAATAGGGATTTGTCGACCAGCTGGCACCATGATATTTGATGGGAGCGGACGTTTATGGGATATATCAATTCGCTGGTTACCGTCAATCTGCATTAGCAACTCATCTATTGATATGCCCATAGCAATAGCAATTTTATTAACTGTTTCAATTGAAGGAACGATATCTCTATTATTTTGAGGGTGTTTTCCTCTTTCTAGCATAGAAATGTAACCCTTGCTTAATCCAGCTTTATCTGCAAATTCCTGCATTGAAAGGTTATGGTTTTCTCTGAAATTTTTTACATATAATCCTATGTGCATAATAGTGTCCCTCCCTTGCGTGTGTTTATTATAGTACACATACAACACCATAGCAATAAAAAAAGTTTACCGAAATAAACAAAAAAGTATTGACTATAAATGTTTACCATAGTAAACTACAAAACAAGGAGGGTGAAATGAATACAAGAATAAAAGAAATAAGAGAGAAAAAGGGCATAGGGCAAGTTGAACTTGCTGAAAAATCAAAGGTTTCTCGAACAGTGATATCACAATTAGAAAATGGCAAAAGAGATATCATAACTTCAGATACCATGAAAAACATTGCAGACGCACTAGGAGAGCCGGTAGGAAATATTTTTTTATTTTAAAAGTTTACTGTATAAAACAGTGATGAAGAGGGAGAGAAATGAAAGAAATTACAAAGACTTTAAAAATTGACTCCAATATAGAAGAAATACAAATGAGGGTAGAGGAATTGGCAAATTTAATTAATAAAGCCAACTCCATAATCGAGGAGCTGGCTGAAACGGGATTAAAAGTCAAACTCAAGATTTAAAAGAACCTCGGAATCACAATTAGGGCAAACATTTTTACCTGCAACAGCTTTAAATGTCTTGCCGCAATGTGGACATTCAATATTGTAGTCCGCTTCTAAACAATGAGATTTTGTCTGGTCAAGAATATCGTCCATAATCTTGTCCGGATCAAAATCAGATTCGAACTTTATCATTGTAACCTCCTTTCGCAAAAGTATTTGTTAGGAAGATTATACATCAAAGGAAGGACAAGGACATGGATAAACAAGTAATAGTACGAGACATAAAAAGGGAAGTTGGGAACTGGCCATGCCAGTCTGACATAGCTAGGTATCTAGGAAAATCTAGAGACTACGTAATGACTCTGATGGAGGGGTGCGAATACATCACCGACGGAAAGAAAAAGCAATATCTTGCAGCGGATGTAGCAGAGCGACTGATGAGTAAAAGGAGGAGCAACTAATGAAAAACACTATAGAAGCAATCAAGTTTATATTTTCTAACGAAGATGGAGACTTTGAACCAATAGCAGTAGTTGGATCAATTGCAGCTGCACTATTCATACCGATGTTGTGGATATTTCTATACGCAGCAGGATGTAAATAAGGAGGTCGTAAATGTTAATTATGTGTATGGCATTGGTCGGTGTAACGATAGTACTCACCGAAATACACCGATATGTTGTTTACAAAGCAGAGATTGAACAGGAGGAATAAATGAATCTTGAAAGAAGAAAGAGATATTTCGGAGATATCCTCTCCGAAGAAAAACTTACAAGAACGGAACTTCCAGAAATTGAAGATGCGATAGTAGAAGAGCTGGCACTTCCGGTTGTTAGTGCTGAAAACAAGAGAGAAGGTAATTTGGGAAAATCCTTATTCCTGTAGTGTGTGAAATGAAAAGAGAAATATTAGACGAGTATTACCAAACTTGCCCATTTCCTAAACCAAAGACAACAAAGAAAAAGAAAAAAGTCAATGGATGGAAAAACAAGAAGTACAGGAGATGTAAGTATTGCGGAGAAGGAAACGCAGAAAGGCATGAAGTATTCTTTGGAGCTAATAGACAAACATCTATTGATAACAAGTTCCAGGTAGATGTGTGTCGAAAACACCATGAGGAGCTTCATGCTAACAGTACAGAGTGGGCAATAAGCGAGAATAAAAAGCTTAGACAACATTATCAACTTAAGTATGAAATTGAGTTGATAGAGCAAGGCTATACAGCAGAGCAAGCAAGAAGAGAATGGATACGGCTAATTGGCCGCAATTACTTGTAGGAGGTATCAAAAAGAGAAAATAATGTTTCGCGTTAAATCAGAGTGTGATGTATGTAGCTTTGAACACCCCACACTCGGAGACAACCGAGCGTTCAGGTGGTGCCGTAGAATACGTGGCACAGTTTGCGATCAGTGCTGCGAGAAGTGCGAGTATAACGACGACTGGCATTGCAGATTTGATCCTGTCGGTAAAGCTCGTATGTACGAACTAACCTACGCTAACAATGATGATGAGAGAAGGATATCGAAGTTTGAAGACCGCCTAAGGCAAACGAAAAACGAATCATCAAGAGAATTAATGAACAATATTATTGAGCAGATTAAAGAGAGAATAGCTGAACGAGATAAAGAATACGAGAGTATTCACAGCGGGGAAGTTGTTCTGACAAAGGAGTAAATCATGGAAAGAATCAATGAAGCAAGAGCGAAGATAACAGAAGAATCGCTGAAAATAAAAGGTGCGTTAGCGACGTTTATTGAAGAAACGATAAACGAGCGCTGCACTACAGAAGAAGTAGCGAACAAGATCCTTGATGGCAAGAAGTCCATCAAGGATTTAATAAACGATATAAGAAACAAAGCAAAAGAAAAAGCTGTTAATAACATGGCTGCAATCTCAGATGAAGAAGTGAGAGGAATGGTACTGAAGTATTACGAGATTGACGATACAAAGTCACAGAGTACAGATGTAGTAGATATCCTGGATCTTATTTAAGGAGTCAGTTATGGAATATATATATCGCAACATAGAGAACATACCTGTTGATATCGAGTATCCGGATGATTTTGAGAGCATAGTTACAGAAACATTAGAGAAACCGATTATATATAACAGGTTTAAGAAATTAGCGCATTGTCCTAGATTCGGAGAAACATTTGAGTATATAGAGACTATAAGAAAGGGAGACTGGTTACCGTACAGAGGACAAAATAGAACATTCATGCCACACACATGCCATCCGTTGGGCAGTGGCAAAACATACTTATGGATGTTCTATAGGAATGAAACAATCTACTTCGTAGTTGCATATGCTTCCTGGATATATAACGGAGAAGAAGTTGCCGATATGAGGGATGTCACACAGATATATATAGAGCAGATTGTGTGTATATCTAGAGAAGAACAATTCATGTATGCATATCAAGGAGCATATCGTGGCGGATGGTCGAGATGTCAAGATGGTTCAATTCACCTGATAGATAAAGGCTATGTACATAACCTTGTAACTACAGAGCAGTTACAAAATACATTTCTCAAGTACATGGATGTTGATATCAGATTTGCAGATTACATGATCAAAGAAGCTGCAATCTGCGCAAAGTATCCACAAATTGAATTCATTAAGAAAGCAGGATTAGAAGATATAGTCAAATGCAAAATTACAAGGTGTCCAGTGTACATCAGACCGAACTGGAGGGCAAAATCAATTCCTGGATTTTTAGGTTTAACACATCAAGATATAGAGAAACTTAAGAATTGGGACATGTTCAACTTGCCTAGCATATCAACCTATAAGATGCTGGTCAATCACGGAAAAGTAAAAAAGAGCCACATCGAATTAGTAATGAAAGAATTTCATATAAGTGCAATTTATCAAAATGGGAAAACAGAAAATCTTGTAAGGCTGGCAACGTATTTCAACAAACAAAGAGAAAAACGAAAAGAGGACGACAACGCGTGTCAAATGTCTGTGCAGAGTGAATATAGAGACTATATAAGGCAATTAGAAAAACTGGATTACCCACTAAACGACTACTATAAATATCCCAAGGATCTTACAGAAGCACATGAACGCATATCAGAAGAATATCTAGCTAAGAAGGACAAGATAAGGAAGGAAGCGGATAAAAAACGACAATCAAAGTTTGAAAAAGAGTTTCTGCCAAAATTAGAAAAAATGTGTTGGAGAGATAGCAAGTATCTGATAAGGCCATTAAGGAACAGAGCAGAGTTCAACAATGAAGGTCGCAACAATCATAACTGCGTAGCTTCTTATTATGAAAGAGCAACAGATGGAGGAACATCGATATTTGTATTAAGAAAAGTAGGAGCTGAAGAAGAATCGTTTGTGACTGTTGAAGTTGATTTAAAAACGATGAAACTAAAGCAGTGCTACGGTAAAGGCAATAGACTTCCTGAAGAGGGAGTAAAAGAATGGGTGGAAAAGTGGCTAGTAAGGATGATGAAGAAGTTAAGGAAAACTGATAAAGCCACAATGAAAGGAGCAGCATAATGTCAGAAATAATGAACGTAGAGTATGAAGTTAATAAAGAGCTAGTTGATAAAACAACAGAAGAGCTGCAGATAGAAGTCAATGGACTATATCACCAGATGGAGATGATAGGCAACATTGCAATGATGATTGCAGCAAATGCCGGACAAAGGCTATTAGTCATTAAAGATAGATTAAATCATGGTGAGTTTGAATCATGGTGCGAATCACATCTAGATTTCTCAAAGCGAAAAGCAGAGATGATGATGTCTTTGGCCAAGCGGTGTGAAGAAGAAAATAGCCTCTTTTCAAAAACGCAAACGTTTGCGGATTTGAGTATTTCCAAGGTGTTCGCACTTTTAGCAGCACCTGAAGAGGTGGCTGTAGAGGTGGTAGAAAATAATGATATTTCTGAAATGACCGTTAGGGAACTGAAGGAAGAAATCGCAGATCTTAAATCTCAAAATACAGAGATAGTTGAATTAAAAAGCAGAATTAAAGAGCTGGAACAAGAAAAGGCAGAACCAGGAGCAAGCTCTGATGAACTCGAGGAAAGAGATAAAGAGATTGAAGAGCTGAAAGAAAAGCTGAAGAAAGAAAAGGAAAAGTTAAAGAAGAGCAAGAGTGATACTGATGAAGAGGTTAAGAAAGCTCTTGAAGAGGCAAGAGTTGAATTAGACAGAGAGATTGAAAAGGCTGTTGCTACAGCAAAGGTTCAAGCTAAGGCGGAAAATCTAAAGACTGAAGAGGAACTATCAAAGGCTAGAGCAGAAGTTGAAAAGCTCAATGCAGCTGTAGCGAGCGGAGAGGTCCTAACAGCATTCAGGATTAATGTTAACAATCTGCAGACTACATTCAATGAGTGCATGAATCAGCTTGGCCAGATGGACAAGGAATCAGCTGAAAAGTTTAAAGGAGCATTAAAGAAGATTCTCACAACAGAACTCGAGACATTGAACAAATAAAGAGGTCAACATGGAAGATGAAGTAATAATGGAATTTCTAGCAAGTGAATTCATAGCTGAGAAAAAGCGACTGCCAGAAGGAACTGAAGTAGATGCACTGGCGATAGGCTTTTTGGCAGGAACTAAATTAATGAATCAGATAACAGAAGGAGCACTACAGGCTTATGAAGATTAAGTGGATAAAGAAAATAGAAAGAATATCAGACGCAGGAGATATAAAAGAATCAATCTACAAACCTGAGAATGGTAAAGGCGACATATCGATAGAAACAGTAAAGAAGGCTATCAGATTACAGAGCGGTAGCAGATGGGAAACAAATTCTATAAAGATACATAAAGATGGAGCGGTTCTCAAAACAAACTATGACACATTTGAGAAAGCATGTGCAGCTGCAGAAAGGATGATGCATTAATCATGAATATGACAACAAAAGAATTTCTAGAAACCGCTAACGAAGAAATGAGCCGCAAGGTGTGGGAACACTATGGAAAAGAAGTACAGAAAAAGAAATTCATTGAAGAACTATCGGAGCTAATAACAGCATTGGCCAAAGAAGATAGAAGAGCTATTGGAGAAGAAATGGCAGATGTAAAAGTCATGATAATGCAGTTTGAAAACGGAATGGAGATAGACACACTTCCAATCATGAATTACAAGCTACATAGACAGTTAGCAAGGATAGAGAACGAGAACAACAATAAATAGTTTATAGAGGTGGTGGTTATAAATATAAAGCTCCTTAAGTTATATAGATTGTTCAATGCCATAGCAAATCACCACCTTTATATATAAGGAGAAAAAATGAATCAAGTAATACTAATCGGAAGACTGACTAGAGATCCAGAGCTAGTGTACACACCAGGCAATCAGACAGCGGTTACACGCTTCAGTATAGCTGTTGATAGGAGAGATAAAGAAAAGACTGCGGACTTCATTAGAATAACAGTCTTCGGCAAGCAGGCAGAAAACTGCGATAGATACCTCCATAAGGGCAAGCAAGTTGCAGTCAACGGAAGAATTCAAACAGGCAGCTACAAGAACAAAGAAGGACAGACAGTATATACAACAGATGTAATTGCAAACAATGTAGAGTTCCTGGGCAGTAGTCAGCAAGGAACTCCAAGACAGCCAGACGAAGCATATAGCGATAGTGCACCAAACTATCAAGAAGAGCTGCCGGATGGCTTTGAAGCAACTGAAGAGGATATACCATTCTAGGTAGTAAAGGAGAATAACAAAGAGATGGACAAATTAGAAATACTTCAAAAGTCTGACACAGCAAGCAGAACATTCATAATGATATTGGATGAACGTCAGATAGAAACTATAGCGAATGAAATTTTGCAAATTGGAGAAACCAGATTTAACAAATATATATGTGAAATTACAGAACACGGATACTGGCTATTACAAGAAAAGAAAAGAGGTCCAATAGGAAAAATGGATATGAAACTGTAGCAACTAACTTAATAAGGATAAAGAGCACAAAATAGTAGGTAACTTAACTACACAAGCTACAGATCATATAAATCTGCAGATGGTCGCAAGGCCATCTGCATAACCTTAGGAAATAAAAACTACATATATATAGAAGAAAACAGTCCGGTGCAAGTCCGGAGTAAAGGTTCATTAGAGTATTAATAATAGAGCCATATAGGATGGGAAGATAAATGTCAAAAGTAATCAGAGAGATATGTGCAGCTGGAGCTGTAATAGATGTTGCTATCAGGATGACACTTAGAGCATCTAAAGGTTGCAGAAAAGAAAAAAAGAATAAGACCAATGAAGCTGTGCAGAAATATAATGATCGCCTATCAGTTAAGACATTAGCTAGATTATTAAACATGAACTTCTTTCCTGGAGATTTTCACACCACTTTGACATATGCAGAGATAATGAGTGTTGAAGAGGCTAAACATCAGCTGTCGTTGTTCATTGACAGAATGAGACGAGAGTATGCAAAGCAAGGTAAGGAATTCTATTACGTTGCTGTTACAGAATATAAAAACAAAAGAATACATCATCACATTGTGATGAATTACATAGATGGTTCGATTATTGATAAGCAGTGGAAGCTAGGGCACATATGGTTATCCACACTAGATAGATCACGTAATTACACAGAGCTTGCAGAATACCTAGTTAAAGAGACGCAACAAACATTTAGAGATCCTGAGAACTCGACAAAGAGAAGATGGACAGCAAGCAGAAATCTGAAGAGGCCTATCGTCAAGAGAGAATATGTGAGTATTGCACAGCTGTTTGACGAACCTAAAGCTTTTAAAGGATATCAGCTTGACAAGGATTCAGTTAGGAAGTTTGAGAATCCAATCACAGGACTTGAACATAAAGAATATCAAATGGTAGCCACAGAACCAGTACCAAGAATAAAGACGTGGCGAAAAGGTAAGATAGTTAATAGGCAAGAGGGATATATCCGCATGGCGGCAATAGAGCAGGTCAGCTATGAGGACTTAGTTAGCGTAGACACTCTATAAAGAGTGGTTAGTTTTGGTAGGTGAAATATGACAGCAAAAGAATTCATGAACGAGTATAGAAGGATTGGTGAGAGGATTGCACAACTTGATAGCCAAATATATGATATCGAGCAGACTCTTGGGGTGAAAGCGATAAGTTATGACAGTCAGCCAAGCGGAGAAGGAATAAGTCATGTTACAGAAGATACGGCTGTTAAACTTGCAACACTAAGAGAAAAACAAAAGAAACTTCGGAATGAGCTTTGGGAAAAGAGAGTCAAGATTGAAGAAGTAATATATAAAATAACCGATGTTGATTTAGCAGAGGTGCTACGTAGAAGGTACATAAGAAGACAGACGTTTGAGATAATTGCAGAAGAGATGTATATGACAGAACGATGGATATACATACTACATGGGAGAGCTCTTCAAGAAGTCGAAAAAAATATGAAAAAATATAAAGAAAAGTAAATAAAGTATTGATATAGGGAATTCCCTATGATATAATATAATCATCAAGAGGAAAGGAGGTTAAAGTGATGAGGATAAAAAAGAAAGCCATAAGAATGAGCTGCTCGCAAGCAAACTAAATCTTATGACTTCAATACTCAACTTGATTATACTGATACTCACAATCATAGTCAAGATGACATGAAGAAGGGGCGACTGAAATCGCCCCACTCATCACAAGTAAAAATGAATAAATTAATTATAGTGTTATGCATTATATCAGCAACGTTAGCTATATCTGCTATATGCATAAGCATAAAAAACTTAAAGAGATAATTAGAGTTAAGGAAGTGTCTATCATGCCAAAAGGAACACCTAATGCACAGACGAAAGCAACAGAGAAATATCAAAAGAGGGTAGGACTAATTAATAAGTCATACAAGTTAAAAAAAGAAGTAGTTGAAGAATTCAAAGAAACATGTAATGAGCTAGGGGTAAGTCAAGCATCAGCACTCACTAGTCTGATGCAACAGTTCATAACAGAAAATAAAACAGTTCAGTAAAATTCATGTCACACTCATGCTATAGTGTACGTGGAGATAAACCATGAATAACTCCTTAGATAATATTGTTCAAGCGGTGGCGAAAGCTGCCGCATTTATTATGAGATTATGGCAAGAGAATTCGCACAGAAGTTTTATAAATCAAAAGAGTGGAAGTCAGTCAGAGCTGTAGCAATGGCAAGAGCTGGTGGAATGTGTGAGAGTGTGGGATGCTTTCATCCAGCAGAGGAAGTTCACCATAAGATTCATCTCACTCCACAAAATATATCTGATCCCAATATTGCACTGAATGTTGATAAGCTTGAATGCTTGTGCAGAGATTGTCATCAGGCAAAGCATAGAGTGGAAAGATTAAACGGACGAAAGAAAAATAATCAAAGCGATGGGTGGGAGAAAAAAATTTTATTTGACGAGAACGGAGAACCAATCGAGCCCCCCCTAAAAAATAAAAAACAGCGATTATAGGAGCACCGATGCCAAGGTCACAAGAAAAACCGACTGCGCGCGCACGAGCGTTTTGGAAAATAAGAAGATATCTGAAGAGGAAGGAGAAGATGTATTGAATAAGACAGACAAACGAAGAAAAGCGAAGGAAATACTTGAAATTGCAAAACGTTACGGTGTCCAAGAGAACTTCTTCTTTGCTACAACATTCGAGCGATATGTAGTGCAACTGGATATGCTAGATAAGCTAGAAAAAGTAATAAAAAAAGAGGGTACTCTTGTAGAAAAGGAATATGTAAAAGGGCGAAAAAATCTAGTTGCCAATCCAGCAATCGCTGAGTATAACAAAACAACAACATCAGCTAATGGAACAATCACTACTCTGATGAAAATCATTGATTCTATAAAAGAATCTGATGCAGATGCAGCTAAAGAGCTTATGGAATTCATACAGGGGCAGAAATGCTAGTAAATTATCCGAAAGAGTATTTGAAAGCGATTCAGAGTGGAGAGATTGTTGCAAATGAGAAAATAACAAAACTCTATCAGAGGGAATGTGCTTATATGGATAACGCACCAAGTTCTGATAAGTGGAAGTGGCACTATGACCAATCTATAGCAAATAGACATATAGAGTTTATTGAAAGATTCTGCGCACAAAGCAAAGGTGAATGTGGCGGAAAACCGTTAAAATTAATGTTGTGGCAGAAGGCTGGCTTATCACTTCTTTACGGATGGATTGATGATGAGGGGATGCGAAGATTTCGCGAATTTGCACTATTTATCGGCCGGAAGAATGGTAAAACAGAGCTAGCTGCTGCTATGTCGCATGACATGTTAATCAACGATGGTGAAAATGGTCCTGAAATCGTATGCGCGGCAAATGCAAAAGACCAGGCAATGCTACTATTTACCGAAGCGGCAAACATGCGACAGCAATCTGCAGCACTCCGAATGGTTGAAAAAAAGAGAAGAACAGACATATACTCTGAATTCAATTTTGGAACACTCAAGGCACTTTCGTCCAAAACTGATAACATGGACGGCTTAAACCTGTCATTCGTAATTCAAGACGAAATACACGAGCAAAAGAATAGCGCTATGTATGATGTCTTATTTCAATCGCAAGCATTTAGAGCACAGCCCATATACATGTTAATAAGCACCAATGGCTTCGTTCGAGAAGCCTTTTTTGATGCCAAATATAGCGAGTATGCAAACATAGCACTGTGGAATGAGGGATTTGAGGACTATACAGTGTTACCGCTCATATATGAGCTAGACAACAGAGAAGAATGGACTGATGAAGAGGCTTGGATAAAAGCAAATCCAGGGCTAGGCACAATCAAAAAGATTGATACATTAAGGAATCATGTTGAGAAAGCACAACGAAATCCGCAGTTCCTTCCAACAGTGCTTACAAAGGACTTCAATTTACCTGAAAATAGCGCAACTGGATGGTTGTCATATGAAGAGGCTAATAACACTGAAGTAGTTGATATGGAATATTTGCGTAACAGTTATGCGATTGGCGGATGCGATTTATCAGCAACAACGGACTTAACATGCGCAACGGTCATTATACGTAAGCCAAATGATGCAAATACATATGTTCTTCAGAAGTACTTCATTCCTGAATCAAAGATGGATGCAACAAGAGGTGATACTAACAACAATCTCGAAGCACCATATAAACTTTGGTCTGAGCAAGGGTGGTTAAAAATATGCGAAGGAGCAACAGTTAATTATCACGATGTAACAGAGTGGTTTGCTGATTTGGTGAGAGAGTACAACATACGACCACTTAAGATTAGCTATGATGCTGCCCTGTCGGGATATTGGGCGGAAGAGATGAAAGAGTATGGATTTGAGATGGAGAAGATAAGGCAAGGAGCATTTACATGGACTTATCCAATGAAACTCCTTCATGGTGCATTTGCAGAACATAAAATTATCTATCAAAACAATCCAATGCTGAAATGGTGCCTCTTAAATACAGGTGTCAAGACGGCTAATGCAAAGGGCATTGAATCAATTATGCCAGTTAAAGGTTCATCTCAGAAGAGGATTGATGGAATGGTATCACTACTTAATGCCTGGACAGGCTTATACAACGATGAGGAAGATTATATGAGGTGGATTAAGTAAATGAATATATTCACAAAATTTATTAACAATTTCCGCTCAGGAATTAAAAGCTTGAGTAGATGGAAAGAAATGGGATCGTTCACTGCGGTGTTCTCAAATTTCGGTCGTAACATGAATAAATCAGAAATCGTTAGATCATGTATAAGACCGCTAGCTGAACAAACGTCAAAGGCATCTGCGACGTGTACGGATAAAGCTATTGAGCGATTGCTCAAATTGAGCCCAAATCCGTTCATGAATGGCAAAGACTTTCTATACAAGGTTAGAACTCAGTATGAGCTAAAAAATACAGCATTTATCTTAATTATGCGTGAGAACAACGCTATAACAGGATTCTATCCGATTCCTTATATAACATTTGAGGGATTAGAAGATGAACAAGGGGATATATACATCAAGTTTTATACCGCAAAGGGCGAATACATATTCCTATGGGATGATTTAGTAGTACTCCGGAAAGATTACAACGAACATGATATAGGCGGAGATGATAATGATATCCTGCTCAACACGCTTGAAATGATAAATGTGTCAAATCAGTCTATATCTAATGCGATAAAATCAACAGCTAACTTACGTGGGATATTGAAGAGCACCAAAAGTATGCTGGATGTCAATGACACCAAAAACATTAGGGATGAGTTTATTAAAAACTATATGGACTCTGCAAACGAGGGAGGTGTAGCTGTACTTGACACATCTATGGAATTTACACCTATAAACATGTCACCAACCATCGCAACCTGGAATAACCAGAAGGAATTTCGCGAAAATGTGTACAGATATTTCGGTGTGTCAGATGAAATCATTATGAGCAAGGCTACACCAGAACAGATGCAGGTGTTCTATGAGATGAAAATTGAACCATTCCTCATGGCGCTATCTCAAGAGTTAACAAGAAAACTCTTTTCAGAGAGAAAGCTTGCATTTGGTAATGAGGTAATCTTCCAATCTAGCACAATACAGTTTATGAGCATGAGTGATAAATTAGCGCTTAAAGATTATATTGACCGCGGAGCTTTGACACCTAATACATGGTGCGACATTGTAGGATTGCCACATGTAGAGGGTGGAGACGAACCTATAAGGAGGCTTGACACTGCACCTGTGAGCAAAGTTGCGAGTTCACTAGAAGGAGAAAAGGATGATGAATAAAGAGAGGGAATATAGGAATCTCGAATTAAGAGCAGATACAAACGATTCAGGAGATTTTTTAGTACGTGGATATGCATCAACGTGGGATAAATACATGTTGTGGGAATGTGATGGCATTGAATATTACGAAGAAATTGATAGAAACGCATTTGAAGAGGCTGACCTATCAGATGTTGTATTCAGAGTTGATCATACAGGCAGAGTATATGCGAGAACATCGGCTAATACAGTGAGTTTGAGTACAGATGATACAGGATTGGCAATTACAGCTGATTTATCCAAAACAACAGCAAGTAGAAGCTTGTACGAAGATATCGTAGCTGGTAACTATCCGAAGATGTCATTTGCATTCACGGTTAAAGAGGATAAATACAATTCTGAGACTAGAACACGAACAATCCTGAAAATTGATAAGGTGTTCGATGTATCACCAGTGTCATTCCCTGCAAATCCTAACACGGAGATTAGTGCGCGTGACTACTTCAACGGAGTGATTGAAGGAGTCGAAGCGGAGAGACTTGAGCGCATTAGATTTTCGAATATGGAATTGCAGAATGAAATAAAGAGAAACATTATCATAGCAAAGCTAGAAGGGAGCCTAAATGAATAAGGACGAAGTAATGAAGAGCCTCAAAGAGGTTAATGAAGAAATCGAAGAAATTATCAAGTCACTAGATGAATCTACAGATGGTGATGGTGATAAGAATGATAATCCAGACGAAAAGCGAGCAAAACTTGAAAAGCTGGAAAAGAGATCCAATGAGTTAATCTCTCAAAAGCATGACCTTGAAAGTCAGCTGAAGGAGATTGAAGAGAGAGAAGTTAAGGAAAATAAGTTAAAAGAGCTAAGAGGCATGCTCAATACAACAAAGACAATCGAGAAGAGAGGAACAGAAATGGAAAAGAACTACAACGTTAATGGAGCAGAATATCGTAGTGCGTGGGTTAAAGACCTAATGGGTAAGGAACTCAACACAGAGGAAAGAGCAGCACTCACAAGTGCAAATGCTGTTATTCCTACAGGAATCGCTGAAGAGGTGTATTCAATCGTAGAAGCTTCACCTCTTGTAGATGCAGTAGATGTATCTCACATTACAGGTTACGTAACATTCCCAGTAGAGACTGCAGCATCTGATGCAGCGTGGGTAGCAATGGGAACAGCTGCAACTGATGGAACAGACACACTAACACCTATTACGCTTAATGCATATAAGCTGATTAAGACTGTGGAAATCACAGCAGATATCAGTGCGATGTCTGTAGCTGCATTTGAGAAGTGGATTGTCGCAAGACTTGCTGACAAGATTCTTAAGGCTGTAAATAATGCAATTCTTAACGGAACAGGAGCATCACAGCCATCGGGTATCTTCAAGGTTAAGAATTCCGCAACTGGAACATTTACTAAAGCAGGTATGACATACAAGGATCTAATGAAGGTGCTCGCTGCACTTCCAACAGGCTATGCTGCTAACGGAACACTAGTAATGAACAGAGCTCTGTTCTATGGCGACGTGCTAGGAATGACAGATTCTAACGGTCAGAAGGTATGCGTAGCTGATGCACAGTCACCTGCCAAGTTCAATGTACTCGGTTATCCAGTAATCATCGACGACAACTGCCCTGCAGACAAACTGCTGTTTGGTGACCTCAAGGCATACAAGTTCAACTTCGCTTCTGACACAGAGGTTAAGCCTGATGCATCTGTAGGATTCAGAAGTGGTTCTGTTGTATGGAGAGCAATGACACTTGCTGATGGAAACCTAGGAGATGCAAGAGCAATCGTAAGATTCGACAGAGCGACCGCATAAGGGAGTGAGTGACAATGAACGCACTGGATTCTGTAAAAACAGCGCTGAGAATAAAGCACAGCAAGTTAGATGAGAGCCTTAAGGCTGATATCGATACTGCACTTGATGAGTTAAAACGCGTTGGAGTATCCAGCGCGTTTACTGTCATTAAGAATGGTGAAATTGAAGATTTGCTTGTACTTAAAGCTGTTCAAACATATTGCCTATGGCAAAATACCGACTCCGATAAACTTATGGAAAAGTACAGAGATGCATTTTACATGCAAGCTGATGGATTGAGGAAGGATGTGGATAGACAGAATGTATAACGATATTGTGACACTGTACAGACTGGATATATCACAAGATGAGAGTGGCAATGAAGTTGCAACACTTATAGATCCACAAGAACTGTTTTGTAAAGCTAAGTCTATCGGCATGAAAGAGTTCTATGCTGCCGCTACTACAGATATGCTTCCAGAACTAACCGTAGTACTCGCTGATGAATATGATTATGACAATCAGAAAATTGCGGAATATGGAGGTGTATTCTATGACATTAGTCGAACGTATGTAAACGGGCATGAAGTTGAATTAACACTGATGAAGAGGCTAGGAACAAATGAACGATAGTATAGAATCGCAAATCTCAGATATTTTAGACACATACAGCGAGGATATCAAGAAAACAGTCGAAAGAGTCGGAAAGAATGTTGCAAAAGATTGTGTAAATGATGTTAAATCTAGAGCTACCGCAATATTCAAAGGCGAGGGAGGATATGCTAAAGGGTTTAAATCAAAAAAACTAAAAGAAGGCGCTTATGTTGTATACAATGCAACTAAGCCTGGATTAACTCACTTGTTAGAAAACTCTCACATAACAGGAAAAGGGACTGGTAGATATGCAGGGAGACCACATATAAAGCCCGCTGAACAAAAAGCTATAAAAGAATATGAGGATAAGCTTAGAGAGGAGTTAAACCGTGGGTAAGATTAGTCAATTGAATAACTGCTTAAAAAAGCTAAAAGTACCTGTGGCATATGGTAGATTTAGAAAAAAGCAAGAATTTCCATTCATTATCATGATAGGAGCTGGAAGCACATTTTTTTCGGCAGACAATAATTCTATATTTCACGAAGAAAATGAGTATAGGGTAGAGCTTTACTTTCAAAATAAGGATGAAAGTCTAGAAAGGGAAATTGAGAACGCTCTTGTTAGTAATGAGTTTGCAATCCTTGATAAGAGTGAAGATATCTACATCGATAAAGAAGATTGTTTTGAGTTGTATTACACAATCTCATAAACGAAAGGAGAAAAAATGGATAAGAATAAAGTTGAATTTGGTATATCCAATTTACACGTAGGAACATATGATGTAAATCCTAGTACTGGTGCTGTAACAATGGGTGAGGGAATTATACTGCCTGGCGCAGTATCACTCTCTCTTGAGCCAGAGGGAGACAGCAATTCATTCTATGCTGACGATATGATCTTTTATAGTGATTATCAGGATAATGGATTTTCAGGAACTCTTAAGGTTGCGAAATTTACAGACGACTTCAAAAAGAAGTTTCTAGGATATGTAGAAACAAAGGATGGCGGATTGGCAAGTATGAAGGGCGCAGTCAAGCCAGCATTGTGGGTATCCTTTGAGGCTAAAGGAGATAAGGAAAAGAGAAGAGTTCTGCTTTACAATGTAACACTAGGAGGTATTTCGAGGGAATACGAAACAACTAGTGACAAGAAAGAGCCGGCAACAGAATCATCAAAAATTACAGTAATTGGTGATAATGCTACAGGACTCACTCAAGTAGTTTATAATCCTTTAGATGCAGGATATGCGAATGTATTTTCTACACCAGCGAAGCCAGAATTGAAGGGGTAAGCCAATATGAAAAAAATAATTAAAATTGATGGCAGTCAGCCTTGTGAACTTAACAGTTCACTCGGCTGGCTCTTTATTTATAGAGAAGAATTCGGTCATGATATACTACCTGATCTAATGCCGTTGTTAGAGGCGCTACTAGGGACTGTAGCAAAAGCAATCGACGATGGAGATGATAGTGGCAACATATTAGCACACATCAACGGAGAAGTAATTGAAGATGCGTTAGATACGTTGTACGGGCTAGAAACAACAACTGTACTCAATATCATTTGGGCGCTTGCAAAGAATAGCAATTCTGAAATTAAGGGTCATGTTGAATGGATTAACCAATTTGAACGTATTGAACTGGATAAGATCCTTGTGCCTGTATTTGAATTAATTGTTAGTTCTTGTGTAAGCCCAAAAAACGCGAAGAGCCTTCTGAAGATAAAGAAAGCAGTGAAGAATATCAAGGAGGCTATACCTTCAATGACATCCTCATTGCCTGTATCGACAGAGGGCTAACGTTAGAAGATGCTAGACGTATGGAGTTAGGGCAGATTGTAGATTTCTGTCAAACATGGAATGAACTTCATAGTGCGGATTCTGGATCTGCTAAAAGCGGTGCTAGTAGTCGAAGAGCAAGTCAGACCGATTGGGATAAATTCCTAGGATAGGAGAAGAAATGGCAGGAAACATCAAAGGAATAACAATTGAATTTCGGGGAGAGACTACGAAGCTAGGCAAGGCAATGCGTACAATTAAGAATGAATCTAGAAGTATAGATTCAGAACTTAAAAAAGTGAATCAAGCATTAAAATTTAATCCCGGTAACACAGAATTAATTGCTCAAAAACAGTCTTTACTGAAACAGAAAATCAAGTCAACAGAGCAAGCACTAAGTGAACTGAAAAGTGCGCAAAAACAGCTCGACGCAAAAGGTGTTGATAAGACGTCTGCAGAATATCAAAGCTTGAGACGAGAAATCATAGAAACTGAGTCAAAGCTAAAGACATTCAATAGAGAGCTTAGGAAGGTTAAAGCGCCATCACTTATGCATGCAAGTGTAGAATTTAAGAAATTTGGAAGCACACTAACGCATATTGGGCGCAATGCAACAATAGCAGGCGCTGGATTAATTGCGTTAGGTTCTAAGTTTACTTCAGCTGCTATGAAAGCTCAGCAGTCACAGACAAAACTCGAGGAAGTTATGAAGTCCATGATGGGTGCTAGCAAGAAACAAGTTGGCGAAATAAATAAAGTAATTGATGCGGAGGCAAAGACTGGTGTTGTTGGCAAAACTGCTCAGCGTTCAGGTGCACAGCAGCTAGCAACATACTTGCACAGCACAGAAGCGTTAAAGAAACTAACACCAGCTATGAACGATTTAGCGGTACAGATGCATGGAACTAATGTAACTCAAGAAGACATGATAAATACTGCAAATATGTTCGGTAAAGTTTATTCAGGGCAAGTCGGTGCACTTAGACGTGCTGGTGTATCTTTTGATAAAGCGCAAGAACAGGTGCTGAAGTATGGAAATGAAGAGGAAAAAGCCGCAATGCTTGCGCAGGTTATTTCTCAAAATGTTGGAAACATGAACCAGAAGATGGCGGAAACACCATCAGGGCAACTTGCACAAGCACGCAATCAAATTGCTGGCATGTCAGCTCAATTGGGAGCAACATTACTCCCGGCGCTTGGAAAACTAGCTGCATGGATTAGTGCTAATATTCTTCCCAAAATACAGTCGTTGATAAGCTTCCTTGAAGGACATCCAGTAATGGCAAAAATAGCAATTGGAATTACTGCTGTGCTTGCTATAGGTGGGCCTCTGCTTGTTATGATAGGATCAATTGCAACAGCAATAGGTGTGCTGATACCTGTAATTGGAGCAATAACACTACCAATGCTAGCTATAGTGGGGGTAATAGCAGGTGTAATAGCTGCAGGTGTAGCTTTATATACTCATTGGGCGCAAGTAAAGGCGCGTGCGGCTCAAGAATGGAATGCGATTAAGGCAGATGCTGTTAAAATATGGAACGCTGTTAAGAGTGCTATAGTAAGCCCAATTATGACAGCATACGCAACAGTAAAAGATATAATTAGCAAAATTAAAAGTATATTTAACGCAATTAAACTAAAGCTTAACATTAAACTACCACATCTATCTGTACATGGAGGTAGTCCTCCGTTCGGTATTGGAGGAAAAGGAAGCTTACCTAAGTTTGACGTTAAATGGTATAAAACTGGTGGTATTTTCAATTCCGCAAGTGTAATTGGTGTTGGTGAAGCGGGCGCAGAAGCGGTAGTTCCTCTAGAAAAGCTTTGGAATAATCTAGATGGTATGAAATCTGAAATAGCTCAATCGCTATCAGCAACATTAATGCAAATGGTACCGATGATGGCAGAGAGTATGGCGACGGCTATGGAGGGAATGTCATTTAATGTTTCGGATAAAGAGTTAGCTAGAGCTGTTGCTACACCGATATCAAAGGAATTAGAAAAAATTCATATAAGAACTGATAGAAGAAATGGGAGAGTATAGATATGTTTCTAGGCAAATCTCACAGTAAAAATTCAATAATTCTTAACGGGCAGCACATAGAAGATGTGTTGCCCGGTTTTTTAACATGCTATGTAAAAGGTAGAGAAAGTTTAGCTGCGGATCTTAAGCAGATAGAACTTGAACAGACATCTGGTTCGAGACTAAGGAGAAAGAGATTCCCGGTTAGGGTATTAAAAATAGGATACTTGATAGAAGGTAGTACTCCAGAAGATACCTTAAAAAAACTAAGAAAACTGAATGAAATACTAAATATTAATAACGCAAAAATTGTGTTTGAGGATGAAAAGGATGTGTATTATATAGGAACTCCAGTAATGGGTGGAGAAATCAGCCATAACTCTAGAGTTCGAACAAGTGAATTTGAGATACACTGTCTCGACCCATTCAAATATAGTACAAGCGAATACACTGTAATAGCAACAAATGGGAAATTCGATATAAACTACAATGGCTCACAACCTAGTTCACCATTATTTTCGGTTGATTTTGCTCAGGCTAAGCATGGAGAGAGTGGATATGTGGTGTTCTCTGATAAAATGGGCCATGCTATTCAAATTGGAGACCCAAAGGAGCTTGATACAACTTCACACAATGAGAGTGAAACTCTTATTGATGATAAATTTAATGAAGCAACAATAGGAAGTTGGAGTTTAAATACAGGGAAGTCACACGAAGGACATTTATATCAAGGGGCATATCAAGTAAAGGAATCAGGAAGTAAATACATAACACCTTCAAGTTATGGAACAAATACAAGCGCGGAACTAAGCGGCCCATCTATAACGAAACAGATACCTCTGGACAGTCAAGGTGCCAAAGGTGCAAAGAATTTTGAAATGTCATATTTTTTAGTATGGTCGTTAAATGACAGTTGTGATCCTCGTTGCTTAGGGACACATGAGTGCATGATACATGACGATAATGGAAATGTTGTTGCAGGTGTCGAGTTGCTCAAGTGGTATTCAGGAACCGCTGCCAATGCGAAGATATACGCAGGTGGCAAGTACGTACATTACTTTGAATTCGATGCCGGCTATTTTTCCGACTGGTTCGGTTTCGGTTATTCCGGACACCCTCCAGTAAGAACTATATCGATTAGTAAGACTGGTGAGCAGTTCCGATTTAATATAGGTGGACGCATATTGTCATTTACAGTTCCAGAAGGCAAGGAGATGAAAGCTACTAAAGTTACTTTCGCCTCGACAAAATATAGAGGCATGGGTGATACTTATCCACCAATGCTGAATTATCTATTCTGGACAAAGTTCCGAAAGACGAATGTTGAACAGTTTGTTGATATTCCGAATAAATTCGCAAGAGGTGACAATCTCGTAGCTGATTGCTCGGATGGTTCTATCAAGGTGAATAACCTACCTAGACCAGATTTAGGCGCACTAGGCAATGATTGGGAAACTCTAAAGCTTGTTCCAGGACAGAACACAATTAACTTTGCACACTCGTCATTCACGACAGATAAACCAACTGCAAAAATAACCTATAGGGAGGTGTATTTATGATTGTATACTTCGCTGATAGAAAAATGCAGATACTCGGTCAAGCTTCTACGAATCTTAATGATGGTATATTTATCATTGATGATACGAAGACTGAGTATATATCAAATGGTGTTGTTATATTTGAAGCTACAATTTGCTATGCTGGTAGATCTGAAAAAGATATGCGTAAAATCTGCGCATCAGGCAACTATTTACTGCGAAAGCATAATGCAGAAAATGAATTCTACACCATCGTTGAACGCGAATTCAATGAGGAGGACAAGGAGGTCACGCTGTACTGTGAAGATGCAGGAATGGACCTCCTAAACACAATTGCGGAGAAATACGAAGCAACAAAAGAATATACTGCAGCAGGATATATTGATGAGTGGATAAGGGGTACTGGGTTTGAAATTGGAGTAAATGAGATATCAAATTTAAAAAGAACTCTCAAGTGGGAGAGTGAGAGTACCGTGGCAGAACGTATTGCCTCAATTGCAACGCAATTTGATAATGCAGAAGTCTCTTACTCGTTCGAAGTTGAGGGAATGACGGTAAAAAGACTACTAATTAACCTGTGGAAGAAACGGGGTAAGGACGCGAAGGTTCAACTCCGTATTGGACGAGATGTTAAGAATATTCGTGATAAAGAGTCTGTACAGACGCTAGCCACAGCACTGAAAGTAACAGGTGGAACTGCAGAGGGTGGTAACGAACCTATAACACTATATGGATACAGCTATGATGATGGAGATATCTATGTTGATGGAACACTTCTCAAATCAAGAAGCGCTATAGCAAAATTGGGAAGTTTGTGGAGCAATGGGAAGGACATTGAACGTACATACACGTTCGATACGACTTCACAATCAGAACTATGTGCACATGCAGTTACAGAGTTGAGAAAAGTATCAACACCAACAAAGACATATGATGTAGATATTATAGAGTTGCCAGAAAATCTCAAGATAGGAGATACCGTTTATATCGTAAATGATGAAGGCGAATTATACATTTCAAGTAGGCTTCTAGAACTTAAGACTTCCGTTACAGCAGATAAGAACGAAGCGACATTAGGAGATTTCGTTGAGAAGAATAGTGGTATAGATAAAGAGGTAAAAGAACTTGCGGAGAAACTAGCGAACATTAACACATCGCCTGGATCAACAGCAAGCACATTAAGTCTTACCGTTGAGAGCTCTAGAGGGGTGGTGTTCACCGACACGTTAGTTGATACGACTCTTACAGCTCATGTGTACAAGGATGGGCGAGAATTAACTGCTAGCGAGATAGCTAATGTCGGTAAGGTCGTATGGTACAAGAACGGAACTAAGGCGCATGAGGGTACATCCTATAGGGTGCAGAACGTAGAGGCGGCGAGAGTGTCCGCTCAATTGGAGGTATAATATGGGTATTTTAGCTAGTGATAGCATAAATCTAACATCTATCAAATCTGTTAATGATAAAGCTGAAGAGGCTGCCAAAACGGCAACAGACTACATGAAATATGAAGCTAACACAGGGCTAGTAGTGTCGAAGAATGCGAAGTCTAGTGAGGGTGCATCAACGGTGCTAACTGATAACTCTTTGCAAATTCGCAAAGACGGTAAGAAGAGCGCTGAATTTGCAGATGATAGAATCAGCTTTTTCGAACAAGACAAAAAGCTAATTGATATCAAGAGCATTAAGGATGCGAAGGATGGTGACTATAATATTAAAGGCGCATCAATTGACTGCGGAGGTACAGGTGCCGTAAATGTGTTCGCGAATGACATAGTTAATCAAGGTCTACATGCGGCATTTACCGCTACAGCGGGATCGTATAATAACGACACTAACACTTCTAGATTTAAATCAGCGGCCGCAGACCTTACATCGATTAGTAAATCAGGAATAACCTCCCTTATTGTAGAGAGTGATGGCTCGAGGGCGGATGGTGTAATTGCTAGTATATCGTTTTCTGATAGGCTAGATGGCATTATTGAGCCTGTAATAGAGTTCGATAATAAAGGTACCGTAATAGCTAGGGCGGTGCGAGCTGACTCTATAGAGGGTCTATATGAGGACTCGCAAGTAACTGCTGGCGGTGTTGTGTGGCATGTTCGCAAGTATGCCGATGGCACAGCTATTGCAGAGGCGGAGTGGCGCGGAACAGTATCGGCAGCAAATGCTTGGGGCCCCGTATATTACTCGGGAGGAACAAGCACAGCATTACCGCCTGGATTATTTATAGACACACCACTTACTAGTGTAGAGATTGAGGCGCCAGATGGTGAGCTATGGACGACTCGTAAGATGTCAACTAAGG